TTTGTCTCGCCGACATTTTTTGTCAGCTCAATCCTGATCGCCACCGAGCCGGTAAACTGCGGAAAATTTACCCACAGAGATGCAGTGCCATTCGGCTGGTCGGCCAAGTCTACTGTTGCCACCAGATCAGCCTCACCGGTCACCCAGTCAACATCCGGCCAATCCACGTTCTGCCAGTCAAGCCCCTCGGGCACGGATACAGTGACAACAGCCGAGTCGGCAACAACTCCCACCATGCCGAGCCCGCCGGTTACACCCGCAACCCGGATCAGCAGCGTGGCCGACATCACCGACGAATCCGCGACCAGCCATTTCTTTTTCGGGCTGGCGTTGAGTATCAGGTTCGTCACTGGGTACGATGCATTCTCGGATGATGCAGACAGGCTCGATACCTGGTTGTGGTTGATTATTTTCATGATATAGTGCCCTCTCCCTCGATCGTGCATTGATCATTATCAAAGTCCAGCACAAGCGCCGACACACGGGCCCATATCGTCGCCGTGACATGCAGGCTCTCGTCAGTCAGCGTGATTTTCTGTCCGATTTTCGGGATCGTCGTTAGCGGTTTGTTGATCCTCACCCGCAGCCTCTCGGCAATGGTTTTGATATCGGTCAATGCGGTTTCAATGTTCGCCCTGACCGTATGACAAACCGGAGAAATATCTAGATCGCTATCATTCGCATATCGGTATGTGCCATAGATCACTATTTCCCATGTCGGCTGCGAGGCCGTGAATTTCCGCACCTCGGCGGCTATCCAATCACCCTCGGTGCGCTCTTCCTTGATCGTCCGCCACAACCCGGCAACATGGTCATACCCTTGGAAATTCCAGGATACCGGGGACTCTGCTGGCGTCGGCGGCGCAGCAATAGTGTATTCGATTACCGGATTTCCACCCAAAACGTAGGGAAAAACAAACCCCCAGTACATTCCAGTTGTCCCGGCGGCCGTCGATGATTGCCAGTACGTTGCGGCATTATCGTCAACGGCGCGGACTGGCAGGTTGGGTGATGTTGAGTCTTTGGCGATCGCAGTGCCACCGATCGTCAGGGTTGCATCGGCGCCGTCTGCTGTTACCCGCATTTCCGCCTCAGCGATCGCGGCCTTGTTTGCGCCGCCACCCTGCACGACGATATCGTTGAGGATATACCTGTCGGTCTGCGCCGGATATTTCGCGGTAAACCTGGAGATCGGCTCTGGATATGCGTATGAGCTCGGGAAAATGTCAAACTCGGTCAACGCCATCACCGGACCGTTATCCAGCAAACAGTCGATGAGATAGAGCGTGGTCCCTGAAATGTAAAAGCGATGGGAAAAAAATGCGGCGATATCGGAAAGATCATCAACCAGCAGCCGTTGCCCGCTCGATTGATAATCAACATCTGGTGACACAGCCCGGGCGTATGTCGCGTCAAGCCCCAGCCCGAGAGCGATGCAGCCAGCGTTGAACACCGACCCCAGTGTTCCAGCGTAAGCAGCATCGGTAACGGTAGTCGTCAGGGATGGCCCAAACAGGTCATATACGATTCCATCCCGTTTGATCTCTGGATTGAGATGGGCGATGCCCTCAAAAACCACAACGGCATTGGATTCGCCGGTGACTGCGACGCTGATTTTGATCGCGCATGACACCTGGGGGAGATACGGACCGAACAGCGTTGGCAGGATATCGATCTGACCGAACGTCGGCGCGGCGAACCCACCATGGACCTGCCGAGTCGCAACCCTGAGTTGCCCAAGGCTGGCCACATACGGATCATAGTAGTGCTCGATGTCGAGATACTCGTTCGAGATGTAGTATTTTGTCGCACCGACGGTGAACTCAACGAGTAGCATATACCGTCCTCACTCCGAGTTGTCCGCGGCGGGTCTGGGCCGCTACCTGCTCATTAACCATCGGCAAAAGCACCCTTTTTACCTCCTGCCCGGCTATCTCGATTATGATCGTCGTCGGCCCCTGGCTTCCAGATCCACCCTGGCTGGCTTTTTTGATCACATCATCAAGGGATTTTATCCCAGGAGGCAGCGGGATAAGGGCCTCGCGCACATCGCCAAACACGTGTGAGCCGATGCGGGTAGGCCGCACAAACTCGCCGCCAGCCGCATGATATTTCAGATCCGGATAGTCGCTGTTGCCACCCACCAGATGGGAGTCAAAATTCTCGCTCGACATACTTTCAATCGACCGCCATGCCTGGTTGATTTGGTTCGCCGATCCGGCAATGGCCCCGGCGGCCGTCGCGCTGGCATCGCCGAGCCCTGACACGCTGTCAGACAAGGCGTAAACCGGATCGGTTGAGCCGTTGGCGTTATCAGAAAAAGAATCTACCGCCCCGGATAAAGCGCCCGCACCTTTCGCGGCGGCGCTCATGGTGCCATTGAGTTCGTCGGTCCGGGCAGCCAGGTCGGCGGCCGTAATTGATGCCCCATTCGCGTTATTGCCGAAAACGTCAGCCTCAACCGAAAAATGAGAGAGCGCAAGGGACGAAGCGTCGACATTGTCGATCAGTTTCTGCGCAGCAACCGCGGCCTCGTCCTCGGTCATTCCCAAATCAAGCAGGTAAGTATTGAGCTGATTCGCTGACCGGCCGGCCGAGTCGGCCCCGTTTGTCATGCTGGAAAATGCATCGATGGCGAGATTTGTGGCCTCGTGGACCTGTTCGACCGATGCCGGCAACGGAGCGAACGAATTGATGATATCGGCGGCGGCCGATGTAAGTATCGATGTGCCCCCGGTAAGCTCGGAACTCCACTGGTGGCCAGCCCTGGCGGACGCATCATATTGGAGCTGCAATTGCTTATGACCGTTCTGTAGGGTCAGAATCTGCGTCTCACTATCATACATCGCCTGATTGTATTTCTGCAGGGTCGGCACGGTCTGCAGAATCGAGCCGTCCATTGATTTCCACTCGTCGCGGAATTCGCGGATGTTGTCCGGGGTAACCCCGTACTCATCGATCTCGGCGGATGCACTCGGTCGTTTTGATTTGTCGTAGATGCCCTTGATAGCCAAGGCGGCGGCGACAGCGGCAACAGCATATGGTGCGGCAGCGATAGCCCCTGATGCCATGCTGCCCCCGGTTGTGGCGGCAGTTGAAGCCGGGGCGGCGGCGGTCGCCGCAGTAGACGTAACGACGGGGGCAGCGGCAGGGGCCACAGAAGGAGCCACAGCGGCGATCCCAACCTTGGCCCCAGCAGCTTTCATCATGCCGGTAAAAACGCCTTTTTCAATCAGCCCGAGGGTGACCGCGCCCTGGTATGCCGACGTTGCCCCGAGCCCGACCTGTAGCGCACCTACCCCGGCATTGCCTTTTTTGATATTCTGGGCACCGGCATACATGCCGTAGGCCCCACCGGCAACCGCCAGAGTGCCCATAGCTTTGCCACCCCAGCCGGATCCGTCAGGGTTTGTCCAGCCCGTTGCGCCTGGGCCAGAAATGCCGCCGCTACCATATCCACCGCCCATTCCGCCGAAGCCTGCAGCCCTAGATACCCCGCCAATAAAGGCACCGTACATGTCACCGCCATTGATCATGGCAAAAAAAGCGTCTTTGATTCCGGATGCCAAGATAGCAATTAGCATCTCAGCCAACATCCGCTTGAAAATATTGAGGATATCTCCGAAATTGAACTCAGCGCCCATGACGAGGTCAACAAAATACCCCTGGACGGAACCCATAGCCCGGTTCCATTCCTCGACTACAACCGAGGTCGTGGCCTGCATTGATGCCTCAATGGCAACTCCAGCCTTCTTCTCGGCCTGGACCTTGGCCTCGGCATTAACCTGCCAAGCATCCTTGGTCTTCTCCAAGTTCTGCTTCTGGGAAGAAGTATACATATTGTCATATGTCTGCAACTTCGCCCAAGACGCTTGATTGAGCCTGTTGATTTCCTCAATTTCCTGCTTCTGTTCATCAGCCAGTTTCTTACGGGCCTTAGCTTCCTTGTCAATCTCGGCTTTTACAACAGCGCCAGTAGCCTTGACGCCACTCTGAATTCCATCATTAAGTGTCTTAGTACTGGAAAGGGCGACTCCGGCAGCAGCTTTATGGGCTTCTCCACTGCTTTTGACCACCCCAATATAGCCCTTGATAGTCGAGCCAATCGTATCATAACCCCTATTCGTTTTATCAATATCACTAAGAACTTGCTCGGAAACATTACGGCTTGACCAAGCAAAATCCCCGAGTGAACCCTCGATTTTATCAAACGGATTTACGTCGATTTGGCCAATTTTAACCAGGCCATCAAAAATCATATCAAGCGGCGCAAATACCTTCCGCAAACCGTCAAATAAAAGTTTCAAACTGCCGGCAATTGCTTCGATAGATGCTACGCCAACTAGCTTGATTCCCAGCCAAGCATTATGAAAAAAGCGCATTGTCTCAAGAGTATACAATAATGACTTGAGAAGACCAAGAGATATAGCCTCAGATAAACTATCTGCGCTATCTGCTGCGCCGAACAAACCTTCATTAATCTTCTTCATTACATCAGCAACAACTGGCATCAAGCGTTCACCAAAAGCAGCTTTCAAATCATCAATATGGGATTCAAAAATTTTCGTCTGATTGGCCAGACCATCCGTAGTCTTGATAAAATCCCCAACAGCTTTAGTATTACTTTCCAAAACCAGTTGATACATCGCTTGAGCTTTAGCGGCAGCAGTAAGGTCGTCCTTGGTCTTAGCCAAGCCCATAGAAAAAGCTTTCTGCTCGACAGTTGCAGCAGTAATTGCCCCGGCAAAGCGCTGGATCGGATCGTATTCGCCGACAATGGCGGAGCGCATCGCCTCCAGCACATCGACCGTCGGCAGGTTATTGAACGAGCCGAGATCGACGGCCAGCTTGATCATATCCGAGGACAATTTCCCGGCCTCGCCCTGGGTCATACCCATGCCCTGATTGAGCACCTGCAAACTGGCCAGCATATCCATACTGCCGGCCTTACTCATTCCATAAGACGATTGTAATTCTTTTGCCCAAGTAGTAGCCTTATCAGCCATTCCAGCAAAAACAGTATCGAACTTATTTACTGTTTCGTTCAAATCTGAAGCAGATTTAACTGCCGATACCATTATGGCAGTAAATCCAGCGGCAACAGCAGTTCCGACAGCAGCTATACCAAGAGCCAGCGAAGAAAGAGTCCCTAAATTAACATTGCAACTCTTATCAAAATTATTAACGGATTCTCTTAGGCTCGCGAACCCACGATTGCCATCAATATCAGCCTTTTTGATTTCGGTACCAACTAAGCGGACAGCGGCGATGGTTTTTTCAAGATCCTTCGTATCCGCCTCTATCTTAGTATAAATTGATCCTAAATCAGTTGACATTTTTACCGCCTTTTCTTTTTGATGGCTTGCTTCTTTACCTGCTGTTTATTCGATCCCGCAATCTCTTGCAGTACAGCTTTCATCTCTTCTGGCGTTTGCTTCTTTTTGTTAGCCGCCCGTTCCTTTACTAAACTTGGCATAAAATCTTCTGGATACCAAATCTTTCTTTTCCCGGTTTCGTCCTTAGCTATTGCCATGGAAAAATTGGCGATTGTCGAACTTATTATTCCTGCCGGCAATTCTTCTTGCCCGATCCCAGACCGGAAAGGTTCAATCCTTTCGTATACCATCCATTCTGCAAATTGATGAGATGTTAATTCCTCAATTAAACAGTCTGGGTGGCTTCTTCCGAGTTCTCTACAAAGCCGGAAGGCAAAGAGGCGTTCTGGGCGGGCTCGGAGTTTTTTTCCATCTCGTCCAGGAGAGCCTCACCAATGCCCGACAGCCTGGCCCCAATCTCCGAAAGCCGATGAATAATCGCGGATGATTTCTTTACAAGATCCGGAATGTCCAAATCCGAAAACAGCAACTCACCATTTTCATCAACGACTGTGGCGATCAGAATTCGGAAACGAAGGCCAGGCTCTTTTTGATGAGTCATAACCCAAGTATCAAACTCATCCCGCGCCCCAGCAGTCATCTCTTGAACCCATACTGAACCGCCCCATTCGGGAACCGGGACAAGCCTTTTTCTCAACGGACGAGCTTTCAAAAAATCCAATTTCCCCAAAACTTTGTCTTCGCTCATAATTATCCTCTGGTTATTTTTATTATTGGTTGTTTCTGTTAATTGTTTCTACCCACCAAATCCAATTACGAAGTTAAGGTCACCTCCCCGGAAATCTTGATTGTTACCGGGGCCGTAATCTTGTTATCCATTGGGATGCCCATTCCAAGATTGATAACCAGGCCGGCAAAGTCAAGGGTAGTATTCCCGGTGTCCGGCAAAACGATCTGGTAATTGACGAGGGTGTCCAATTCGAAATCATCGTTCATATCGGAATAACCAGCCCTGGTGAAATTCATTTCAAGTTCCACCTGACCGGCATCCCTGAACGAAGCAATAAACTCCCGGTATCCACCGGTTGAACCAAGGGAAGTTGCATCGATTATACTCCTGCTTTTATTCGGCCCTTGGATACTGTTGATTTCCGCAATAGCAGAAAAAACCTCCGTGCTCATCATGTTCGATCTTTTAAAAACTGTTCCAACTCCACTTATCGCATTACTCATAACATCCTCCTGTCACTTTAGCTGTTACGACCTTTTGATCCGCAAATTACACGAAAAAATCGGCCTTCCTTGGGTGTCATTCCCAACATGAAATGGTTCCGTCAACTTCCAAATTAAAATATACCTTGTGCTATTTATTGTCGTGTTTGCCAGCCCATGAATATGGCTGAGTATTTTTTCCATCTTATTCCAAGCATCTTCATAACCGCCAACAATCCCCCTAACCAATATCTGAATTGTTGGATTTCTAATATTAGTTGGTTCTGGGCTCGTTCCGGAAGTATCAAAAATGGCTGCAGTTAAAACTGATGTTTCTGGCAAAAGTGAAATAAAAAGATTCGTTTTAAAAGTAAGGCCAAGAGTCGAACCGGAATCATCCGATTTGTCCAGCAGGTAATCTTTTATATCTTCAGAAGGAGCATTCATATTATTTCAACTTTGCATGTTTAACTAATATTTGGAGTATCCTGCCTTGATTTTTCAACAATGCTTTTTCAAGAAATTTATTTGAACCAGAATTAAAATTGTAATGAGCCGGCATCTCATGAACCCACAGTGCATAGTTTGCCGTATAACCAACAATTGCGCTAAATTTATGTTTACCATCTTCCTCTACTAAATGAAAAGCACTTCCTCGAAGATTACCGGTATCAATTGGTGTTCCTTTAACCGAATCTGCCTTGACAACCAAAGCCGCTTCGGTCAAACCCTCTTTGGTATGCAATTCAATATCCGCAATAGTCTTATTGAGTTTTTGCAGAACGGCAGATAGTCCTCGAACCTCACTCATACCAAAAATGCCTTCCGTAAAAATTGATCTCCTTTGATTGTCGGGATCTTCTCAAATCCCTCAATAGTCAAAGCATCTTCTGTTTCTGGAGCTCCTGAACTGGAAAGATCGATCAAATTCATCAAGGCCATTCTTCCTTTCATCTCAAAATCAGTTTCGGAAAGGACTACAACCCTGGAGAGGATTTCCTCAACTCCATTTCCGGCACCTTGAGAACTCAAAAACTTCTCTTGCTTTACGGTCCATCTAACATCGACTTCAACCGGCTCGCCATAAGTATATCCGCCGTAACCATCCGGGGTTGGAGATGGCCAGTAAACTGCTTTCTGATTGAAAAACTTCCCAAAATTCATCAGTGATACCCAATCATATTCAAGGAAGCGGATTTGCTATAACCGTTTTTAGCTATCTTCCCAAGAGTTCCAGAGGTATCCAAAAGAATTGCCATCTGGCCATAACTGGTACCATTCAAACCCATCCCCCACTGCCCTTGATAAGATTCAGAAAGGACATCAACACCAACAGATTTTACTCTCTGATCCTGTACGCTCAATACATGGGCGGAGAGATATCGCTCAATCTCTTTCAAGGTTTCATCTGTCAACCCAGCTGTTTCCAGCCAGGAAGTAACCATCATATTTGCAGTATTGATAAAGACATCAATATCGGTCAAAGAAGTATCGATAATGGCAAAGACTTCATCATCAGTTACTCGCGGTGCCATTACTTACCCTCCTGATTGAACCATTTCGGTTCGATAAATGCCTTGATCATCGGCTCATTGAATACCAAGCCAACTTTCTCAATCATATCCCTGGCGTAATCCCAATCCCCTGCACATAGCCGGGATGGCCAGAAATCGATAATATCCAATTCGGCCGTATGCATTTCTGCAAATCTTTTTTCGTGCTGATCAATCCAAGTCTGCCAGCCTTCAGCATCGCGATACGCCCGCATGAATCGCGTCAATTGACAACTGCGGATAATATCTTTATGGTCACGATGAATGATGATCCATTTTGCCCTGGGGAACGCCATATGCCACATATACCACATTCCAGCGGCTTTGGTGCATTTACAGAACCACTCACCACTTTTATATCCCTGCGACATCATAAGCCGCTGAACAATATCTCTCCAGTGATCTGCTTCCGGTTGGGAAACTTCAAAGACCTGGCGATTATTCGGGAGTGGTTTCTGACCCATTGGATCAGCCCCAATCTTTTTCAGGTACGGCTTGACAATATCAGTTCGGAGTTTGCAATTCTCAAACATTCCCTTCTGGGCATCAATACTGGGGCCATACATCTCCCCACCAAAAGCCCCGCAAATATTGAGCATCCCAGCCGTCATTGATGTTCCAGAACGAGCACAACCAACTACCAGAATCGGATCTTTCATGCATGCTCCTTTACGATTTCTTGCCAAAGGGTTGGAACTTCAAACGGCCTGGGTTTACCATGGAAAACAAGAACTTTACAATTCGAAGATATCCCGCCAGAACAATGTCGCTTATATGAGTAAATGCTCTCTGGAAAGGCATCTTGTAATATTTTTGGGATAACTCTTTTTTCTCTCAGTTTGGCATTCGTATAATCTTCTTCCCCACGAAGTTGCTTGGAGAATTTCTCATAATCGAATTGTTCATACAACCAGGACCAATCGCCATTCCAAGCCATAATCCCTGAGATAGTTCTGACTGGTGGCCGGAAAGATCGAATCATCCAAAAGTCTTTTTCGCTTGAATCAGTAGCCACTTTAAACAGGTCATCAATATTGCCTCTGATCACAGTATCAATCCCAGTCACAACTGTCGGCCCGATATTTCTGAAGACCTCGGGAACAGACCACCAACCAGGCCAGTTATTGATCAGGGAGATAGAAGTGACGCCATCAATCTTTTCCTTGGAATCTGTAAAACAAATGAAGTCATAAGGAATCGTCGTATTTGCTCGTACCTGCGCTGCAAGGAGCCGGACGTGCTCTTCTATATAATCCCCTCCTAACTTCAGTACGCAAGCAAATACAGGCATTGTTGACCTCATTCCACTAACCTCCACAGATTCGTTCTCCAAGGCTTGGGATCTCCATGGAAAATGACGATTCCTGGATCTTTAACAAGCCCTTTCCGAACATGGCGCTTATAACTACAAATCCCTTCGAAGTATTCTTGAATTGCTGTTAAATCAACCCCTTTAGTCAACAAAGCATTTATCTGGTAATTTTCATCACCACGATGGAGTTTTGATTCCTTCTCAAAGTCAAACTGATCGTATAGCCAGGACCAATCTCCATTCCAGGCCTGCATTCCATTTATGAACTCTCCCGGATGAAAGAACGAATCAAGCAAAAAGAAATCCTCTTCCGGGATATGACAGACCATTTTCAAAAGGTCGTCGATGTTCTTCAGGATCATCGTGTCCAGGCCAATAGCAATTGTCGGCCCTTGATGTTTCCAAAGCTCAACGCAAGACCACCAACCGGGATAATTCTTTTCAAGTTCGACAGTCTCTATTTCTGGGAGTTCATCGGCCTGATCTGTATAGCAAACAAAACGATAAGGAATCGTCGCATTGCGATCAATCTGCCTTGCGAGCGCTCTCACATGGCCTGGATAATAATCCCCACCAGAGCGAAGGCAAACGACTATTGAAGGGATCTGATCAATCATAGCCATTCACTCTCCGGCACCATTCCAATTTTAACTGCCCTGCTTTTCCCGTGAGGTGTTCCCCAAACTTCACCAGCCGGGATATCTTTCGTTACAAAAGAGTTGGCATGAACGAAGGCATTCTCACCAATATTTACACCAGGAGCAATCACAGCACCAGCCCCAATCCGAGCACCATTGCCTATAACAGCCCGCTCGATCTTTGGAACTGCCCGACCCTGATTTGCAATATTCTTTTCGTTGGTCATTACCACTCCAGGTCCAAAGAAAACATTATCCCCGATAGTGGCTTCTGCAGTAATATGACATTGGGACTGGATTGTCGTATTACTGCCAATCTTGGTATCCCTTTCGATCACTACATTGTGGCCAATGATCGAGTTCTTGCCGATCTCCACATTATCACGCAGGACAACAAAGTGGAAAACCTTGGCATTAATAGCGATTTTGACCCCTCGATCAATTACAACGTATGGGCTGATAAATCCTGACATATGACCTCTAATGGTTTTCGTTCAAATATTTCAAGGGCGCCACCAACTGTCGCGTTTATAATCCTCAAACCAACCTGCGCTGCATCTCTTTTTATCGCCGGCCAATGCTTCATAAACCTTGGATATGGATCGTGCAATTTCCCTTCTTTTTTATCCCACCGGACTTCATAATCATTATGCCAGTGAGACTGTTTGTCCTTTGGGTCATCCGGGTTCTTCATATCGAACCCCAAGAGAACAACACTTGTAGCCCCCAGCCAATAAGCAAAATTAACAGCAGAGGCACCAGAATTACCATTCCAACCAATATGGGTTCGTCTTTTTGTTTCGAGTCCTGATTGTTTGCTCCTTCCGACATATCGCACCCGCCCTCTTCTCTGCCCTGGCAAAGTCGCCGAACAAGTAGCAATCAAACCACCATACTCATTGATTGCCGGCAAATTCTCTTCGTACCATCCTTTATCCCCGAACCAGCAAGCATCAACCCAAGGGCCGAGTTTATATGCCTGATTCACTCCAATTACTCGGTGATTATGGATGAGAGATAAATCTTGTTTTAAAAGACTGGCTCCACCACCGATAATGAATACCGTCGAGCCCGGCCAGAGCGCCGGCATTTCCCAAAAATCAGCCACGTGCTTCGAGTATTGCTTCCCGGAGATGATCTTCAGTTTCGTATTCTTCCATGATCTCGATTCCTTCCTCTTCCATGAGACTGATAAGGGCATCCCAATCGAGTGCGCCAAGATCGACAATTTCAGTCTTGGGGATCTCCATCATTTTTCCCATGATTTTTTCCGCCTCGCCTTTTTTCATTGGGGTATCATTCAGGGGTTTATCGGGATTATCTGGATTGATAATATTGTACATTCCCCGCTGCACTCTGACCAGATGGAGTTCGTTCGGTGGAGCAATTGGCTCTTTAATCTTTACCGGTTCGGGAATCGATTTAACCGCCGTCAGACAATCATAATCCGCCTCGAATGAACCAAGGAATCCCTCCGGCACTTCGACTACATCGCCAGGCACTACCGAATATCTTTTCCCCTCATACTTAAAGGAATGCCGACCTGTTTTTGCTTTCTTTCTGTATTTACAAAGGTTCATGGAATCCTCCTTGCTGGTTATTTGGATGAAATAGAATGGTGGATTGCGCCCACCATTCTAATATCATTTTGCCTTCTTTGTGGGCGCGGATTAAGCCTTCAGGATCGTTACGCCACAATTACCATTCTGATCGGCCCGAATCTGTGGCACCATGATCGTCATGACCTTGTAATTCGTGGTCATCCCACCACCCTCAGTCCACTCAACAGTGGTAAGGGGAAGGCCTTCAACCATCCGAACAACATCAGAAGTCATCTGGACCAGGATTACGTTATCAGCGGTCAGTTTATCGACGACTTTAACCTCGGTAATGCCGGCAATTTCCAGGATACGCTGACGAATGGTCTTGTCGGACTCGGCCTTGTAATCATCATCGAGAACGGTTTCGTACGAAGTCGGCACATAAAGAACCCAGGGGCCGTAGAAATGGGAGTCGATGGAGGCCTGTTTCATTTCCCGAACATCATCAAGAATCTGCTCACCAGTCTTGCCGGAGGCGTCCCAATTTGCCGTCAAGGTGACGTCGTTGGCCTGGGGGTGATCTAAGTACCCGTAAATCGTTCCACCGCCGTAAGCATAGGAAGAAACGCCAGCAAACAGCATCTCCTCGATCTTCTCTGCCACGACCCTAGCAGCCATGGTAGCGGTCGTGGTATCCAGCGGGGTACTGCCATTCCTGGAGGCCGTCAGGGTCCGGATATTATATTGGAAGTCCTTATGGACGATAGGCAGCGGCAAATACTTCAGGGTCGTTTCGGGCCGGTCGCGCTTGCTTGGAGTGACCGCATCCATGGTCAGTTCGGCGGCGGTCAGTTCAGAGATATCCTCATACTCAAGAACGGTTTTCCCAAGGCCATTACCAATCCTATACACCAGATTCCGGGAATACAGATCCGCTACACCAACAAGACGTTCCTGAGCGGCAAACATAACCGCCTGATCCAGTTCCTTCCATTCATCTTTCCGGAGAGTGGCGGCGTTAACCCGGACTACCTGCGGCTGACCGCTATTATAGACAACGGCATAAGCGTTGCCGTCCTCCCCGATCCAGGGTTTGAGCAGACCAACCGACATCCCGCCGGCCATCAATTTCTGTGCTACGGGACCAGACCCGGCACCATTCTGGATAAATTCAATCCCAGCATTCGCATACATTTTATTCATTGCTTCCTCCTACGATTTTTATCTCAAAAACTTTTATGCTACCAACCAGGCAGCGAAATATTACGCGATTTCTACCGGGCAGCGGCCGGACGGATCGGCAGCGCTGGAACCAGACATATCAACAGCGGCCATTGCGTAGCCAACAATACAGTTATCGGCAATCGGGGTGGTATCGGCACTGGAATCATCCCATACCGATTCGGTCGGGGCTGTATATTTGGTCAAGGTGCCATCGCCAGCAGACTGCAGAGGATCGCCGATAGCGATATTCTGGCCATTGGCAATAATGGCATTGACCTCAGCGCCGCGCTCCATGATCTCATACTGTACGCGAGTATTGGCGGTGTAAGCGTCGGAAATCGTCTTGCCCTGCATATCATCTTCAATAGCAAAAGCCTTCTGTGCATGTCCACCAGCCGTAGCATGAACTCGCAGTTTACCAGTGGTCATAACTTCAACCAGATGACCCGGAGTGATAGCGGCGTTTGCCACTCGCTCTTTCCGGATTCCTTCACCGATCAGGATGATCGTTTTTGCATTTGTAGCGGCCATTTTAGCCCTCCATTATATTTTTGTTATTCGATTACTGCATCAATTTCAATTACTGCTTACTTCTTGCCGAGATTCTCCGAAAGAGTCACTGGGATATACGCTTCTTCGACATGGCCGGTATTGACAACCTGACCTGCAGGAGCCTGGCCGGAATAATTCGGGGCAGGAGCCGGGAGGAGATTGGAAATGGATTCGAGCATACCCATATCCATGCCTTTGAGCTGATCCTCATTGAAGGTGTTCCTCTCATTGGCCGTGATCTTGGCGATCAGGGAGGCCCGTTTGGTATCCAGTTCTTTCATGCCGGCGTTGACCACGGAACGGATCTCGGTGGGGACAGTTTCCAGCCAGCCAGCCAGGGTGGTCGGTACTGCTTTGGTGTTGTCGATGACTTTTTCCACGATCTTTTCAACCTCCTTGATAATTTCTTTCGGTTCGGCATTGGCCAGTACCTTACTGAACTGGACTTCGTTCAGGCCGGTCAACCATTCACGGTCTTCCTCAGTAAAGGCGTTATCCTGATTTTCGATCATTTGATTGACCGTCATTTCTTTACATTTTGCCTTGTCAGCGGGTGTTACCGCCTTCTCAGCGCACTTTGCCTTATTGGCGGGAGTTGCTGTCTTTGCCATAGTTTCCTCCATAGCATTGATTTTGTCGGCGGTATCGCCATCGTTAAACTTCGCTGTAATACTGGTTACATCAATAATATTTTTCTCGTTCGCCCGCAACCCGCAACCATCATCCCAAGAGCAGGCCCCGGTTGAATTAGGGAGCAAGGCCAAATGATCCGGGATCATATCGACTATACTAGCGCTGTACTGCTCGGAATTCCATTGACCGGCCTGACCGTCATCCATGGCCAAAAGGCCAGTAGACACCTCAAGTTTGCCGCCATTCTCGATGAATGAAAACAGGCTTGGGGACTTCTGGCCAACCAGTGCCGTATTGAGAAAGAGTTCAGCCTTGAGTTTCCCTCCCTCAAAAACCACATTGGCCACATACCCAACCTGCCATTCCTGCCGGATAGTTCCGTCGTGATTACAGAGGACGTGGGTACCATCAGAAAGAATAGGATGACCAACTGTAACCGGCATATTGTTCCAGTGTGGGGCCGATGCTTCCAAAACTTGGGGTGGATAATAAACCGGATCAGTACCAACTCCATGGTGGACCCCTTCAGCCAACATCACAACCGGGTAAACTTGGTATTCAACACCACCAATTCTCCGCCGCTGCAGGACTTTCAGGCTCGGTCCTTTCTCAATTGCCTGAGCAACCATTAATTGCATTTCTTTCAAAACTTTCATTTCGGTCCTCTTTAATTTTCCGGAATATACGGTAAAGCCACACACCGACATTGTGGATGCGCCGGGATTATATACTCAGCATCATCAATCGAAAATAACTTACCATTCAACGGCGCACATTTCGGACATACTCGACTATCCCCAGCAGTCAGCCACTCGACCTGCACATTGATCCCCAGAATGCCAGCGGCCTTGTACTCACCGATGTTGGCTGAGTGGTGTGCCCGAATGATCTCTGTCCTGGCTAAAATTTCCGCTCTTCGACGAGAAGGTATCTTCCTACCCAATGAGTCGATAATCGATAAATCCGAAGGCGTTCCATCGCCAGTGATGGCTTTATCTAGTAGTCGCGCAATCTCTCTTGGTCCTCGGCCGTCAGCCAGACCCATTGCCAGGACGTCGGAAACCACTGACTCCATCTCCGCAGTAATGCCCTGAAGCGATGAATATGCCCTTGTATAGATAAGGCCAACACGATCAGCATGAACTGGACCATTAAAAGCAGAAACGATTGGTTCTCCTCCGAGTTGACCTTCATCGATTTCAATCCCCTTTTTCCTGAGTTCCTGCCTGGCCCTTCTGATCCCCTGTTGGTATGCGCTGTCGATATATAATTTCATCCATGTGGATCTAGCGGAGTTGGGATCGGAACTAATCAAATCAAAAGCCATCCTCAATCCCTGCTTTCCATCTGTAAAGAAATATTCCTCATTCTTTGCTTTCAACCACTTTACAAACGCTTCAACCTTCTGATCATTCCTGGGAAAGTCATATTGCTTGGAAGATAATCCAGAAGCATTTACAGTAACTCTCGTTTCCTCTACCAATCCAAACACATCCAGTTCGACTATAGCCTGACGGATATCTATCATTAAACTTGCAAACCGATTGCGCATCTCAGCTACGAACTTATTACGGAGAGTAATAGTTCGAGTTGGGTCAATCGAGTTTGTAAGGAAGAGAGATATCATATCAATTGTGTAATCGTAAGTAGTATAGCAATGGCCCAAAGAGTTCCGGATATAATTTTCTCTATTCTACTCATTTCGGGGTGGCTTGAGCCTGCACCTCAACCACCACAGTTACCCGGACATTCCCTGGAGCATCATCAGGCGGCGGATCATACTGATAGCATGGAGAATGCTGAGACTCCTGCCCACCAGCATCGATAGCCGTCAGTGTGTAACAGGCATCAGCGTCGCTCATATCCAGATCCCCGGTAAATGTCCTGGCGGTAGGGTTGTTGAATGCAGATAGCTTTACCCCATCCTTGTACATTACGAATCCGGCAAGGTCAGACGGACCATTCGCGTAATCCCATTCGACAGTTACAGACCTGGTTTTTGCCTGAGCAACTGAGGACAGAATCAGGACCGCCAGTATTGATAAAATTATTCGCTTCATCGTTTCATTTTCCTCCTTTAATTTCACATCGACCCAGCAATCAGCCACAGCCCCGCCGCCAGTTCGACAGCGAGGATGACGAGCAGGGCGTTGATGATGTGGGTCATGGCCTCTCCAGACTACACCGCGTAATATTCGCCACCTCAACCCCATCCACCATAGTCGGTTGCCAGATGTTGGGGCGGTCCTGGATGCACAGATCAAACCGCCTGCCCAGCCATTCAGGCATAAGTTGTCACCTTCAGTATCTCCACATTACTCGCTGGCTTGCCCCAGACTTGGGATTGTATCGCCCCGATTGACTTGTCTATCGTGTACCCCCATCTCAGATGAGTACTTGGGTTTACCGAGCCATCATAATTCGCTTCAGCCCCCCATGTGATATCTGCATCGGCCTCTTTCTTATACCCGATATACTGCTTCGTCCCGGCAGCATTGGTCTTCCATGCAATCAAAGGAGTCTCGCCTCTCGCCCATCCACCAGCCACTGTCACAGTAGCAGTGTTCGTGCCATCGAATGCTTTCAGCACCCCACCTGCGGCTGCGTAGATACCACCTGTGGCGCTGTTGTTGAATGCAAGGATATTCGTGTCACTGGTCACTTCGGCTGAAGATGCGCCGAGGTAGATCAAAGCGGCAGCGGTGAACACTGATGGCTGGATTCGTTGGACGGAAATCCAGCCAATTGTCAAGTCAGTATTAGCAACATTCCGGGTGAAAGATATATGCGGACCAGTTGCTACAAAAAAGACAATTTTTGTTTCTGCTTTAGTAAACGTGACATCAGATGCAGCCATGCCCGATGTCTTTATGCTGCCTGATGTGTAGTTTGATACTTTTACTACCATCCTATATGTCGATCCAACAGTCAGTACGTTGGTCTTGGCAAACGTTAAAGCGGGGCTAGTGGTCCCAGACTGAAATCTCATCCCGCTCGCAACATCAGTAATGGTGTGGGTAGCGTCCTCGCCAGTTACAGCCCAGTCAGCTTTTCTTGCCAGGGTTGATGATGTTCCTGGAGAGGTTTCTATACTATCAGTAATATTTGTAAGTTCCGCCCACGGCGCTACAGCATCAAATTTCCCCGCCATAACCGCAGCACCGGCAGAATTAGGATGCATGTGGTCGCCAGTGTCATAGGCCGCAAGAAGCGCATCTGGGTTTTCTGGGTCTTCCAGCGGCGTGTAATTATCCACAACAACCACACCAGAGAAAGACGCGGCGAGAGAGGGTATCCAGGTGTTTAGCGTATCTGTTACCTCCTGCCTACCGGCACTCCACAAAGTTGCCCCTTTCCAGGGGGTGAGCAAGGACAGAGCTACTCGGCACCCAGTCGATGTAAGGGAGGAAAGTATTGCTGTTAGATTTGCCTGTATTGTCGCAATAGGAACATCAGTGGCAATGTCATTAATTCCAATCAGCAGCGCCACATAAGACGCATTTAGGGCATACACATCAGTCTGAAGTCGTGCCAGCACATCGGCGGTTTTGTTTCCACTAACGCCCTTATCATAAATTACTGTTTTTGGATGTAATTCTTTTAAAACCAGGGGGTAGTCGGCCAATGTGATTGAGTCACCAATAGCCACAAGCGAGTACATACCACCAAGAGATCTCTTAATTCCTAAATTCAGCGGGATAGCTGCCCCTATGCCTAATGATGTCGCTGCGGTTGATGGGATCAAGACAGATTCCGTTGTGCTCCTGACATACGGCAGAGAATATGCACCGAGGGTAAGCTGAGGTTGCCATACCGAAACAGTTCCGGTTGCAACTGCACTCGCACCGAGCCCGAAGCGAAAAATCGCTGTATCTCCGACCGCTCCCGCTGTAACCTTGACCGACAGTTTGAATGTTCCAGCGGCAGGGACAGCAGTCTCGTCGGCTACGATAACTCCGTCTTTCATCACGACGATGGTTCCGCCAGTCAGTGAACAATACTCAATGTCAGCGTACCTCAGCACCCCATCAGTCGTCACCATCACATCGAAAGTATAGACTGCAAGTGCTGCGACCGCTTGTGATAGGCTGAGATACCCCCTTGATGCTGTGCCGCTGAATGTCAGTTTATTCTCTCCTTCAACATCCGTTACGGCCATCGTCGGGGAGCCGACAACAGTATACGTCCATCCTGTTGGGGTCGTTCCTGGCGAACCTGCAACCGCGCCAGCCAACACTGAATTGACAGCCAGTTGGGTATACGCAGGCTGCACCATCACCCCCCGCCCAGGATGATTGACCGGGAATGCTACCATGTTGCCGTCAGCGTCGGGGACTGTGCCTGCTGCTGAGGTTTGGATTTGGGGGCCTATGGGGCAGGTAGTGGGTGTCTTGGCGTTCCACAAGGAGAGAAGACCAGCGGGGTATCTTTTTCTACGGCCACCAATTAAACCAAGCGATAAATTCATTACATTACCGCCAAATCAACATTAGTGGAAAAGGTAAATGTGGTGCCAGGCCTAATTCCAATTACCTGGCCGGCAGAAAGATTTACAAAAGTTGATTCTGAAGTGCCTTCTCCGATTGTAAATGTAGTATCAATACTGGTAAAGAAAGCCCTGTCGGTAGTATCCGGCACCCACTCTGTATCGGCTAAAGCAGATTCGATTCTTGACGGAGCAAATACCGGGATTTTACGAAGGATAATTGTTTCATCTGGAGTACTAAAAGGATTCGGCATTGTTATTCCTCAGTTGTTTTAATATCAAGATCATCATCTCCCTGGCCATCATCTGCTGCCATAGGAGGAATATAAGTTTTCAACGCTGTCATTATCCGTTCAACTTTATCCTCTGCCAATTCCATAATCTCCAGCAAATACTGTTCCAGCGGCATTGACAGTTGCGCATCCGGAGAAGACAAATACTTGGACAATCCTTCAGAACGAATTCGACCAGTTTCTGCTTTGTCTTTATCGCTGGGGGCAGAAAGATCAGGCCATTCAATCTCATATCCACCAGCCGGAACTTTCAGTATTCCAAAAGCATTCAATTTATCAATTACCGGCCGCAATATACAGGGTTCAACAAACGTCTTTCTCCGGCCATCACATTGATCGTCCCAGGCCTCTGTATCCTGGCTGCTGGATAACTCCCCTCGCTCCGAGCCCTCAAGGATTCGTTTCGGGATACCAGTAGCAATGGAAATCATCTTCAGTTGCAGTTCCCCATGCTGCGTAGGATCGGCAACAGTAGGGGCCAAACTCTTTACGTCCAAGCCCTGGAGTTTCATATACCGTTCCAGGTTGTGGACGTACTTCTGGATCTCCTCTTCCAGGGCAGCGGCGTCTTGAGGTTGGATGGTCGTATCTTCTGCTGCAGTAAATGCCATACCCGGAAAAGCACCTTGCCAGAACATCTCTGCGGAGCCACCGACAATCAACTCCATATTAAGCAACCTGTTGTAAATTCGTTCCAGGCGGGGAAGGCCAAGTACATTCGATTCAAGGAGATTGTCGGCTATATGGACAACCCGGCTGTAATGAACGGTTGTTTCCAGAGTAGATGCTGTTCCAGGAGTGTTGGCTATCCTCAACCCATATGTAAGAGGAAGACCAAAGCGAGGGTCTTTTGGATCAGTGACATATTGTTTGATGGGGGCATTGGCTTCGGTAAAGGGCTGGAGATAAAGAAGTTCACTGGCACTTTCCACTGGTAGACCAAGATTCTCTGCCTGGTCATTAAACCCCATCAGCAGAACACCATACTGGCCAATACCAGAAACCTTATCAGCACGAATCAGAATATTGTAAATTCTCAGTCGCTTTTCTAACTCTTCCCAGGCCTCTTTGTAGGTATCCGAGGAATCATCCGTGCCGCGTACAATTGGTAAACGACGCCAGCTCGCCTCAACAGGTTTTTCGATAACCTTGCCGGCGATATCTTGCCGCCTGTAGCGGTGGTAATAGTCCGAGAATTTGATTGCATCAAGCCCAGGATATCCGAGAGCGGTATATACATCCCTCAATCCTCCGAAAGTGGTTGTATTTCCATAAGTGAGTCTTGACCCAACAATGCCAGACGACAAAGCCCGATATAAAGCTACCCGGCGGATCTGTTCATCCTTCTCATTGGCGGTCAACTTAACTGGTGAATTACGCCTCATTGTTTCCTTACCGAGTCACCAAGAATTATTTGAACCTTACCTATCGAGTGATGGATAATTAATTTAATACCTTCTGGAGTATATTCCGTTTGTGGAGGATTATCGTAATAAAGAACTTCGCCTTTCTCTTCATCGGCAGATATACAATTACGGACAGTCATTCCATTCAGTCTAACTTCGACCAGTGGTCTGCCCATCCATTTATGTATATCCATATCAATTTTCATTGTATTTTCAGCCCCGCGCGAATGAAACAGTCTTTTGCTTCGAGTAGTTTCCGAAAACCCTCTGCTTTCTCCGGACCATCTGGAAGTTCGTCCATCATAATCTCGGCCAGATCAGCAATGAGTCTACCAATCTTTGAGAAGATTCAGGCAGATCACCGTAAAAGAAATGTTTATATATTGGATAAAGATGTTTCGATGCTGGATTCCTGGCCATTATATCACCACGTCCCTACTCGTTTTGTATTGGTTAGTTCATCGAAGGCGTCTGCGGCCGCATCGACCTGATCCTTGAATTTGCCTTCCGGGAAGTTTTCGGCCTCCAGTAGAAAAGCTTCATTCCATAAGCCCCGTACCAGCTTTACATTGCCGGCCTGGGCTTGGCTGGCCAATGGGGTAGCCCGGACTTCTTTCGACCCCGTAACCGGCAGTGTCTTTACTGTATAACCGGCCAATTCTTTGACGAAGGCCTTTGCCTGACTCTTGCCAGCCTGGCCCGGATCTTGTGGTAACCGAACCGGTACCAACTTACCATCCTGACTGGCAATATTTTTGATGGAATCAATTACTTTACTGGCGTCAATCTGGAAGCGGGTGGAATCCTCGATATAATAAACCCCGGCAACCTTGGCCATCTTGATCCCGGCTGTATATGCCGGCCCGCCATCTTTCTTTGCTTTCCGATCTTCCGGATCTCGATCAGTCCCGGCAAGATCCCATGCCCGTACTCTTTTTGCTCCTGCCGGCACCGCACTCACTATTTCGAAATCAGTCCGCTTGAAATAACTGCCGGCGGTTGGCCGTACATTCCAATTCCCCTCAAGAAGCTGCGCCCGTTCAACCCGGGGGAGAGCGTTCAGTTTTGCAAGATAGGTCGGATCTTTTTGGAGAAGAATCTTGTTATCGTTAATTGTTGAACGAATAAAAGTAAAGGAGAGAGGTTGAACGGGCTCAGCATCAGTGCTGTATTTGTCGAGTAATTCTTGTTTTGAATCGCCCCAAATAACTTCATCACCAAGCAGAATGAACCAGCGAATTACACCGGATCTACTGGCAATAACAAATCCATCCTCACCAATCCACCAGTCAATGA